TCTTCACGGGCATAACCAAGTACAACATCACCAGTGGCAGCCAAGAGGGCAGTACCGTCAGCGCCAGTTTGGATTTGGTCGCCAGCAGTGATAGCACCACCAGCTTCTACCATTACGGAGCCAGAGATACATACTGTCACAGCAGCACCAGCGGCAGCACCAGCGAGACATACGCCAATAGCGTTCTCACCAGCAGAGTCAGCCAGATCAACTTGACCATCGGCTTCCAGAGTTACGAATTTGAATTGTGCTGCGGAAAGGTCTTCCCCAGCGATGAAAGTGCGGTTATCACGAGACTGCATAACGGCCATTGTTATTCCCCTTTGTAGGATTTAGTGATGAGTGCTTTGCCTTCGTCGGTCTTAGCTACAGCAGCATAAGCCTTGGCGAACTCACTCTTTTTCAGTTGGTTTTCGTCCATGTAGGACTTCACGAGAGCATCCAGTTTGTCAGCAGAGGTAGCGAACTCACCGTCTACATCGGACTTACCAAATTCTTGCATGGAGGCTTCAAAAGCTGCATCAGCGGCCTTGAGCATTACCATAATTGCTTCATCTTCTGAGAATGATTTCAGAAGTGACTTAGCTGCACCAGTTTCAAAGTGTGGCAGAACTTCTTCCGCTTTCTTTGTCAACTCAAGGTCAGCCTTTTCGATTTCATGTTCACGCTTGGCTACAGCAGCAGCTTCGAGTGCTTTCAGGACTGGGGCTGGGATGTCGCTCTTAGCTACCATCTCACCGTCGATGTCCATCATTTCTTCTTCCGCTTTCTTTTCGATTGAGTCGGCACGGATAACGTAACCATTGTCAATCAAACCTTTGCGGAGATGTTGGTTCTCAGCAGAAAGACGATCAAAGTCAGCCTTAAGTGCTTCAACGTCAACTTCAGGAGCTTCTACAGCTTCAACTTCAGGAGCGGCTTTCTCAGCGACTTCTTCGGTTACAGCTTCATCAGCTTTTTCCATGTCGTAGCCGAGAGCTTTCATAGCTTCGCCACGTCCACAGCCTTTGTCATCCATGTACGCCTTTACTTTGGCTTCCATTTCTTCATTCATTTTCGTAATTTCCTCTTCGGAATTGTCACGCTTGAAGAGTGAAACCATTGCTTGTGCATTGGCTGGACGATCCACAAGGGAAAGTTCTTCAAGGTGCAAGTTTTTCAGGAGATTAGGCAAGTTAGATTTCCTCCTTAATAGCACGTCCACCTATAGAGAACGCAGCGAGTTCACCAGATTTGACCATATCCCAGACGGTATCATCGAATACTTTGTAAGCGACAACCCATCCTTCACGGTCAGACTGGATACCAAGAGCATCACCAATTTCTTTAGTGATAGGAAGAGAGTGGACAACTACGCCAACCTGATCTCCAACGTGCATAGCCTTGCCGACCCGCACATGCTCCATAAATTCATTAACGGCTTTTACCAGTGTGCCAGCTTCGATAACGTCACCCTGACGATCAATAACGGCTTCACCTTTTTCTGTAACTACAGAAGCCCATCCGTAGACCATACGCTGTTCGTCGTCGGTCTTAAGGATTTTACCTTCGATATTCTTTGTCATTTCACCCACCGATGTGTTGGATTCCCACATACGACATGACCAGTAGCCAGCCGTTGTCTTATCTTTCTTGGTATCACAGGAATGACGGGAGCGGAAATTGGCACGAGCCTTGGGATCGTCCCTACGGATTTCCATGTTAGGATCACCGAAAGCTACCCGTTTGACCTTACCGCCGTCCTGTACGAACACCTCAAACTTCTTGTTGCCACCTTTGATACGACGAGGCTTATTCAGAGTGACAGTTTCGCCTTGATACTCAGCTTTAGCAAAGTCAGTCTTTAGTATCTCAGCTACAACGGCCCTGAGAGCCTCTATACGGCTCACTGAAGGCTCTTCTGCCTCTTCGGTAGGCTCACCCCCTTCGTAGAACGAAAGATAAGCCTCGTGGCTCTCTCCGGGCATGTACACAGCCTGTCCATCGTACTCAGAGACGTGAGTGGCTCCACCCATACCTAAGTCCATAGAACGAGAGATAGCTTCAGGCTCAGTGGTGAAGATGTCGTTAGCGTATTGTGCTTTACGGAGGGTGGATACTTTAGAACCAACTTTCATTAACCTGTAACCTTTGCTAGATAACCTTTGAAACTCCCGAATACGACAGCACCTTGGGTAGCAGTCTCACAGGTAATTCTTATGTCTGCGTTCTTGGGGATGATGATGCAGGGATCAAGGTCAATATCCCAACTACCTCCAGCGGAACCTGCACTAACCGCAGCACCTTGACGGAAGACCTTACCCGGTGTTCTTACCTCAAGGTAGAAATCAACGCTTGCAGCCTGTTTGTTTGACACGGAGCCAAACCCACCTGTTAGAACGTAGTAGTCTTCGTTACTAAATGTTGTTGCACCCTTGAAGGACTGCTGAAAACCTTGAGGAATATGTGCGTGAACCTTAGTGCTGTCTTGAGGGACACCAGCTACTAGGGCAGTGTTCTGGTACACATATACATTACCAACTAACTCTGTGCCATTATTGTTGTATGCCTTGGATACACGAGCGACAGGTGTAGGAAGGGCAACTCTAGTTTGACCATTTAGATTTATCGTCTGTGTCATAAAGGTAAACTGCTGATCTGCACCTGTACCCTCCACTGTGTGACACTCAAGGTAAATCTCTTCGTTGTCTACAACATTAGACGATGAGATGCTGTCAATAAGGTTGTCTTGTACATAGACCTCATTTCCACCATAAGACCAGACGGTCTCAATCGTATCGGCAGATAGTTCAGCAGACTTACCAAACTTGAGTAGGCTCTTGGCCTTCTTGTCGATAGATACCGTGTCCCCAAAGGTAGACTTTATCTCACGTTCAGCTTGAACGAGACGACCATCTGGCACTTCGTATATTCGTCTGTTCCAACCACCAAACATCTGTTGTATTTCCTCAATCTCTGCTATGATTATTGCGTTAGGATCATCAGCACTCTGGACGATGGGCCTAGACGTTACTACGTCAGCTAACCCGATGTTATGAACCTGAGCAAAGCTAGGTTGTCCTACGGTCGGTGTACCCGTGATGACAGGTGCAACTGTGAAGTTCTCAAGCTCAGTGGCATCCACCGAAGGAATGACAGGGCTGGCTGTAGCTAGATCATTGGCTTGTAGCGAATGGTTCTGTATTAGACCCGCTGTAGATATAACGACCTGACCAGATATGACACCTACTGTAGACAGGTTGTGGTCTTGGGTTATACCCGTAGTGCTAACAACCGAAGCCCCAGTGGAAATGTTGGTAGGGGCAATGTTATGATCTTGGGTTATACCCGTGGAACCAACTACAGGTGATCCCGTAACAATACTGTTAGCTGCAATAAAGTTCTCATTGATGAGAAACTCATTGTTCTGCGTTAAAAGTGCGTCACTATCTTGTTGTAATATCCTGCTGGACATACCCTAGACCCCTTATGCTGGGTCAGGAATACCGACTGTGAATGACCCCAGAGAAAATGCGTTACCAGTTGTTACAGACTGAGCGGTAGTAAGATCACCAGTTACATACAGAGTGTCAGTTCCATTAGTGATAGCAAAGAAACTAGCTGTACCTGTGCCTGTAACGGTAGCGTCAGCTACGGCAGCTACAGTGACCTCACGTCCACCACCAGTACGATCAGCAGGGGAACCTATGCTTGCTGTGTCACTACCTAACGTATAGGTGGAGGTAGCTTCAGCGTATGTCGTAGGTTCAGTGGAACAGATGTCAATGCGTGTACCATTGGTCGTAAGTGTGGACAAACCACTGTCAAATACTGCGTTAGATAAAGTTGCCATTACGCTTCTTCCTCATCTGTAGTAGAACGACCAACTTCAGGATCATACTCTAGGTCTGCAATGTCCATAAGGTCTTTAACAACCTCTGGATGCGACGATACATCAATGTTAGCACCATTGAGGTTCCGTAGGAAAGCAGCTACTTCACGGAGGTCATGTGGAGCAACATCACCAGCCTCAATAGTTGGCATCAGGTCATAATTCAGACCGTTCAACTGCCAAAGACGCTCGACCAACTGTTTGTTGAGAACGTCAACGATTGCTTGGATGTAACTCTCAAGCGCACGGAGGAACAGGTCTGTCTTCGACTTGGAGAGAGCATAAGAACCCCCAGAGGAACCAAGCAGAAGAAACTCAGAAAGGACACTACGGGCAATGTCATGCTGGTAACGACTTACGATTGGGTTAATGTCAATGTTGCGTTTACCATTGGATGCCATAAGCTCAATGTCAACTAATCTAGTGGAGGAAGGCGCTCCGTCTTTATCGGGGTAGGTGTCGGAAGGCAGTATAATGTAACCTTGCTCGTTGAACTTAACGTCTCGTAAGATTTGCTGCAAGTTGTGTACAAATCCTGACTGAGCAGAAGAAGCGTCCCCAGAAAGATACTCAGCGGGAATACGAGCGACAGGAATACCCGCAAGTTCTCGTTCAACCGCAATGGCCTCAATAGCCTGTAAGTTGTTAAGGTACTCGTAAGAAGTATAAGCGTTACGAAGAATACTACGGCCACTTGGATCACCATTTATTGAGGTAGTGCGGTAATACAAGGATTTATTAACTGGGATATAATTCTTGCTTGCCATAAGGCCAACTGATTGTTCAATACCTAGAACATCCCCAGTCTTCTGATCGACATCAAATCTATTGATAGTCCAAGGCGCACGGGCTGCGATCTTACGCACACCAATACGTCCATCTGTATATTTAGAGTGTTTCTTGTCAGAACGCTCGTTAGGGCCAACACGCCGCTTGTAGATAACCTCGAACCAACCAAAGCCATACGACAGAAACGACAAGGCTTCTGCAATGTGGTCATCTAGTGTATGATCCATGTCATCAAGAACGCTCTTAACGAAGTCAGCTTCCGCTTTAGCTGCATCACTATCGTCAACTGGAGTTACATGAAGGTCAACATCACGAAGGATTTGCTCAACAGAATACATAACAGCACCAACGGTACTATCATTGTCACGCATCTCACGATACTTGCGTATGGCTTTCTTGCCACGCAGTTCAGGGAGAAACTCATCAGCACGGATTTGACCGTTATGTGTGTTATCACCAGCTACACCAAGGGTGGCTTTAGCTTTGGCTTCCGAGAGCTTCTTAACCATGAGGGAGGTTCCAATATTATTTCTGTGAAAGTCCCTTAGCACTTGAGTAAGCGAGGGTCAGTTTGGGTTTCGCATATCCGTTGAGTGAGAGGTCTGTAATTGCCCATACACAGGCATCAAGTCTATCTGGGGAGCCAATCGACCCTAGTGGTTCCCATGTTCTCATTTGTGTCTCTAGTTCGTTCAGCGAAGCCCCATCAGGGGGATTAGCCACATGCTTAACTAAACCACGCTCGTACAATGCCGATACAGGTTCAGCCCTAGCGAACTTACCACGGGATGCTCTAACAGCCTTATAAGGTACTGTAGGGTCTTCTCCGTGGATCGTCTGCTTAACCATGTCACCACCTTGGTTAACCTCCGCTACAATACGGTCAGCTTGGTAGTGGTGATACAGTTGAATAGCTTTAGATGCCCAACCCTGTGGTGATAACCTATCAGTATAATCACCGAGGACGTAGGCAATACCGTTAATGTCAATACCTGCGACAATAATACCCGTCATGTCACTCTCAGCGTTAGAGGTAACAGCGGGATCAAGTGCAACGACAATACGGGAAAGGTCTGGGACAGCCTCATGTTTGACTGAGGCATCATCTAGCATTACGGTAGTCCACAAGGCTCCTTGAGCTTCTTCTAGGACTTCAGCGTAAAGCTCTTGTCTACCTAGTCTAGTCCCTTCGTACTGCTCTTTAACAGCAGTGAGGTATGTACTAGCTAAGTTGGCTGAGTTATCAAAGGTACTACCAGAGGTAACTACAGTCTTAGGGTCTTTGAGTATCTGACGAATAAGTTTAGTGGGCTTAGGGGTGGTCGTAACCATGATCCTTGGGTGTTTACCCAGACGCATACAAAACTGTAGCATCTGCCAAGTGTCCATGTCCTTGTTCCAAGCAGCAGTCTCATCACACCATGCTAACTCAAACTGTGGCCCACGAAGACGCTCAGGTTCCTCAGCGGAGAAGAACTGTACTTGCGCTCCATTCTCCCATGTTAGTGTACGCTTAGTTGGAGACCACTCAGGAAACCCCATCTTCTTACCTGCGTATGTCCTGTCACCCTTCCAGCATACCGATAGGAAACCAGATTCACCCTTGACCATAACTCGTTCAATATCTGAGTTAGTGGAAGCTACAGCAGCAATACGTTTGACACCACGCTTAACATTCTCTCGTACCCACTCTACACCAGAGCGAGTTTTACCAAATCCACGACCTGCATTAATAAACCAAACATTCCAATCGGGATCACTAGGCTCAAGTTGGTTATCCCTCGCCCAAAACATCCAGTCATGCTTAAGTTCCTCAGTCTTCTGTGGCCCTAGCTGATCGAAGATGTCCTTAACTTTACTCTTGGGTAATCCCCTAAGAGCATCGGCAGTTATCTTCCTCACAGGAACAGGTTGTTTCTTCTTCGGGGGCATCGATGTCATATCCTAGTAACGACATAAGGGCGCTAGTAGCACTCTCGTCTAGGTCGGGGTCAATCTCTTGTTCAACTTCGTTTACCGTGTGTGTTGGCGACCAACCACCTTTAGCTCTTAAGACTAACTCTTGTGACTTAAAGGTACTGGCATCTTTAGTGTCGCCATTGATAGCCTGGTCGTACACCCGCGATCCTACAGCGGCAATCATCTCAGCTTGTTCATTAAAGATGATATGCCCGTAATCCTTATAGAGAGTGGAAAATGACTTGGGGGCGTTCTGTAAGTGAGCGATAGAGGCGAGCATATCCTTTCGGGACACACCTCCACGAACACACTTAAGTATGTGTTTCTCTACTGTCTTACTGTAGGGTAATTTTAAGGGCATGTCGCCAGTCTCACTTCTATAGTGTATTCCCCGTAGACATCGGCAAAACCACTTCTGTGCACGATAAGATTGGGAGAGTTCGTTTTGGTTGTCTAGGGGGAATATTTTGTGTGGTCTGTAATAAGATCACGACAAAATCAAGAGGTATGGTCGTCGTCGGTGTCTTAATAATGAGCTAACTCTAGAGTAACTCTAGAGTAACTGTTTTAGAGAACGACGACGATGTGCAGTAACTCTGGAGCTACTCTAGAGGTAACTTAAGTTAGTGTCCTTACTATACTATATAGACCCATTTTAGGATTCCACAACCAAGTTTTTTCATAAAATGTCAACTATTTTACATCTCGTTGAAAACACCTGATTCTTTTTTGTCGTTTCTAGGGTAAATCTTTGGTGTCGTTCACTGGTAACAGGGCGGAGTGTTGCTCATTTGTCACTACTAAAGTAATTTCTTGTTTTGGATTCAGGTGTCGTTAACACCCATC